CAATGCTCGAAGGAGCATCGAGACGGAGACAGGGCGCCGGGTGGTATCATCCGCGAATTTCCTTCCGAAGAAGGCGGATGAGAAGCAGCTCGGCTGATCAGCGAGCAAGCGAAACGCAGACCTTGGCTAAGCCGCCCATGCCGAGCGCCCGCTTTGCCGCAGGCGAGAGGTCGATGATCCGGCCGCGGATGTATGGGCCCCTGTCGTTGATCCGCACGGTAATCGATCGCCCCGTCCGCATGTCCGTCACCCGCACTCGGGTGTTGAACGAAAGCGTTCGGTGAGCTGCCGTTGCCTCACCTGTCGGGAAGCGCTCGCCATTGGCCGTTCGGCGGCCGGACTCGGTGCCATACCAGCTAGCAATTCCCGATTGGAAGCAGTGCGGGCTTGAGGCATGTGCCAGCGGCGTCTTGAACAGCACGCATGCCGCTACCCCCACGATCACGAGAGCCGCAATCGTGGTGAGGAGGAATTGGCGGAGGGTCACGGCTGTAGCTGCCGTTTCGCAAGAGCAAGATCGCCAAGGGCCGGCATGATGATCTTGTCGACGGTCTGCTGCGCCCAATAGCGGCCATCCCCGACAGGAGCCCTGACGGCCGTCGTTTCGCCGTCCTCGAATTGAACGAAGAGCTCGACGTACCAGCCGTCCCCCGGCTCTTCGACCAAAGTGGGCGGGATATGAGTGTGGAGGGTTTTCATGGGGCCTCCTTTGGTTCGGACGAACGTCGTGTCGCCATACCCGGCATCGTCGCTCATTGCATCGACGCGGGGACGCGCACGCGAGGGCGGACAGGCCGCGCCGGGTCTTCGAGGGCGACAGGCATGCGCTCCCTGAGGCCCCACTTTTCATGGATGAGGCCAAGCCACTGCTGAGGCGGTTCGGGCTCCGCCCTGAGGCGAAGGCCATACTCGCTGAAGCCGACCATTGAACCGTTGGCCAGGATGCGCCCGGGATTGCTCGAGGTGTGGTAGTGACCGCTGAGGATCACGTCGTAGTGCTCCCCGACGGCGAAGCCCGTAAGGGCGACCTTCTTGCCGCCGCGGACGATGGGAAGGTTTGGACCGGCGAAGCCCATCCCGCCTCCCGTGCCCATGCCGTCGCCGTGGGTCTGAAGGATCGTCCAGCCGAACAGCGGGAACACGAGGTCGGACCCGGACGCCACCTGAACGGTGACGCGCACGTCCTTGTCGAAGTGACGGGCAAGCATGTTGCCGATCATCGTGTCGTAGGACAGCGCCGCGATGCGTTTGGCGTGCGTGCGGTCGGTCGTGCGACCGTGGTTGCCGGGGGTGACCGTTACCAGCACGTGGCCCAGCTTGTCGGCGATTACCTCGATGCCCGCGGCCAGTTCGTCAGTCGCAAGCGCTACCTGTTCGTGGGAGGTGAGCGCGTTGGTCTCGGCAAGTTCGTCATGGATTCGCCCGCTGATCAGATCCCCGTTGAGAGCAACGATCGCGCCTTGGAGATCGCAATCGGCGGACCAGCGGGGAAGGATTTCGCAGGCGGCCGCGATCATCCGTCGAAAGCGACGACGGAAAATCTCGGGATCATAGGCGTTGATGCCGCCGATTTCCTCGGGCCGGACGACTTCTCCGACATGAAGGTCCGACAGGTGAACAAGCGCTGCAGCTCGCCCCTTTGACCCTGGCTGCGGAAGCATCCAAGCAGGAGGCGAAACCGGCCTTGCAGCCATGCCGGCGAGCTCGCGCAGAGCCTTTTCCGACTGGTCGGCCCTTCGGCTTTCAGCGGCAGCCTTCCGGCGCCAGAACGCGGCGTCCTGTATCTCTGCCGGGGTGAATTGTTCGGTCAGCGCGGCGGAGACTACCTTGGCGGCTTTCTCGCGGTCGACCGAACGCATGTACTTCTCGGCGGTGCTGCGTCCGATGGAGGCTCGCTCGCTGAGTTCCTTGGCCGTGCGGACGGCTCCCGCCTTGATCAACCGGAAGACTTCCGCCTTCTCAGTTGCCGTGAGGTGCTTTCCGTTGACTCGGCTCAAGTGCCGATCTCCATGCCTGAGCCGTGAACGGTCGGCTTTGATTGGGGAGCGGAATCTGGAGCGGGATCATCGATACCGATCGGCCGGCCGACGACGCATCCGTCCTTGATAGCCCATAGCCAGGAGCCGTTGTCATCGAGGTCAATGATGATGTGGTCGAGATGTGCGCCGGGGATCGCCACGGTTCCGGCGATCGTGTCGCCGTCTGCCTTGAGCTTGGCGACAAGAGCGTCTGAGGTGATGCAATCCTGCGCAAACGCAGGCGTGACGAGGCATGCCGCCACGAGGGCAGCTACGAGGAGGCGCATTTCGGTTCTCCGATGTTAGTGAGAAATGCCCAGCCAGTGGGCGAACCACGCCTTGATCTGCTCGCCACAAGCGAGCACGGCGAGGCCGCTGGCGATGGCGGCCGCGCCGCCTCCGCCGAGAATCCAGATGCCGATCACCTTGGCTTGCTCGACTTGTGCGATCGTCGGTGCGGCTGCCTCGACGGTCTTTTTGAGATCGTCGACGGTCTCTCTTGTCTGTGCGGTCACCTGCGCTGCGAGCTTGATGTCGCCGCGAATGGTCGCTACGTCCTCGACGACGGCATTGACCTTCTCGTGGAGCTCCTTGCGGGAAAGGTGGCTTTCTTGCCGCTCGAGCTCGAAGGTTTGATCCTGCCGGGTAAGGTCTCGCCGGATGCCGGCGATTTGCTCCCCGACAGCCGCGAGTTGGGCGATAATAGTCGTCGTGTGGTCAGGCTCGGCCACTGGCGTCGCTCCGATGGTCTAGAGATGGACGGGGTGACGCTGTGAGGAGAGATGGTCAGGACGGCTTGTTAGCCGGCGCGAAATAGACGCCGACGAAGCCGACAATGAAGCCGACGACGGCAGTCACCGCGTACTGCTCCCAGCTCGGGCCGCCGGCCGGAATGGAAACTGCGACGCCGGCCGTGCCGCCGAGCGCGGTAACAGAGCCGGTAATGCCGCCGGCGAAGGCTTTCGAGACCTTGTTCATAGTCGTTCCTTTCGGGTTGAAGTGTCAGGGAGGCAGCGGCGCGTTGAGCGCCTGCGTGTTGGCGTCGAGGATGGCGTGAAGCTGATCCCAATCGCTCTGCTCGGGATTGCCCTTTGCGATGACGGATTGCGTCAGGGCGGCGAGTTGCTGAGCCATGGCGACCGTTCCCGCCCCCGCCTGGAGGAGCGCCCCGACTTCGGAGAGAAAACCCTGCAGGCTCTCCCCAATGGCCGCAGCGTCGTTTTTGATCGTGTCGGTGATGCTCACAACTTCACTCCATAGCTATCGGCCAGTGCGGCCACGTCGTTGACGGCAGACTCGGCAGCACTGATCAGCGCGCCGGGCGAAAGGGTCGGGTTGTCGGCGATGAACTTCTCGCCCTTGGCGAAAGCGGCGCGGACCTTGGCGTCCCCAGCGGCCGCCTTGTCATGCAGCGTCTGACACCACGAATGCGAGCTCGCCCGCGGACACTCGGCAGCTTCGAAGTTGGCAACGGCTTTGCCGATCACGCCGTAGGTCGCTTCGACCGAGAACAGCGTAACGCCGGCCTTCGACCACGCCGCGTTGGCGTAGCTCTCGACGGTCTGGACGGTACCGATGGTTTTGATGACTTGCGGCAGCGTGGCGCAGCCGCCGAGAAGCAGCGCAAGCGCAATCGCGCCCGCCGCGAGGGGCAGTCTCATGGGTAGTCTCCGGGGTTGATTGGAGGGGTTAGGAGGCCAGTGCGGCCTTGAAGGAATTGGCGTAGAAGCCGATGGTCATGGCGCGATCGGTGCCATTGATGACGCGGCGGGCATTGATGAAATCCGCCTGCCCGTCATGGATGTAGTCGCCGAGCTTCCTGCCCGTGAACCAGCCTTCCAGCATGCCGCGAACGGCGATCTTGGCGGCGATATCGGGCTCAAGAGCTAGATCTGGGTTGCCCACGAGATCAGCCCCGACTTTCGGGCCGTCCTTGGCATAGTTGGCGCGGCCGGTGAGCTGGACATACCCCCTGCCCCGGTATCGGAAGCCGTCGCCCGGCAGCGTGTTGCCGAGGGCCTTTCCAAGCTTTGTGCCGGCATCGTACTTGGCGAAGTAGCTGACCGGCCCGCGTTCCGAGATCGGCTCCATCGTCTGCGCAGTCTCGTGGTAGGTAGTGGCCAGGACATAGGCGAGCTTGTTGGCGTCGTCATCACCCATTGCCTCCCAAGCGGAGAGCAGCGCATTGATGCCATCCACCTGGGTCTGCAGAAGCTTGCCGCCGAACGGAGCTTCACGGACGTGAGCGAAGAAGGCGGCACTATCCACAGCACACTCCATGCGGAAGCGCCGCGACAAGCGCGGTTGAGGTCATGGGAGACTCCGGGGTGACATAGTGCGAGCGCCGCGCTATTTGGACGCGGCGGCAGGTCGCGAGGAAGAAATGCGTCTAGTCGAATGCTGGCATGCCGCGGCGTCGGTCTGCGGTGCACCGGAAGGCGAGTATTCGAAGCCGCCGAGCTATCTCGAGTACTACGAACAAGAGCTCGCCGCTTACCGAGGGCGCCGGGCAACGATCGTCGAAGTCGGCGTGTTTCGCGGCCAGTTCCTCGAAACGCTAGCCGCCTTTTTGCCAGATGCGCGGATCGTCGGCATCGATAGCTGGGTTGATCGGGTCCGCGTGACCGCGCCGCATGTGGAGGTCGTCAAGGGCGACCAAAGCGACACGGCGGGGCTTGCCTCAATCTTCTCTCGGGTCGCCCCCGATGGCATCGATATCCTGTTCGATGACGCCAGCCATGTCGCCGCTCTGTCGAAGTCGCTCTTCGATGTAGCCTACCCGCGCATCCGCTCCGGCGGAGCGTACTACATCGAGGATTGGGGAACGGGCTATGTTTCGGACTGGCCGGATGGGCACTCGTCCGTTCCCGCTGCAATGACAGATATCGGCCCCAAAGGTTTCCCTACCCGCATTCGATCACACGACTACGGAATGGTGGGTCTTGTGAAGTCGATGATCGACGAAGTTGGAAGCCGGCCCGACTTGCGGACCCGTGAGGTTTCGATCCGGCCTGGTATCTGCAAGCTCGTCAAGGCGTGACTACTGGTTCAGGTATTCGGTGATGATGACCTTGCCGGCTGAGCCAGCCCCCCCGGAGCGATTGGCGGTATTGTTGTAGTCGTTGCCACCTGATCCGCCCGATCCGCTCCCCGTGCCGGCATTCCCGTTGCCTGCGAACACCTGAAGGCCGCCGCGCCCCCATGCGCTATCACCGCCACGCCCACTATAAGCCAGTCCGGAAATGAGTGCGCCGCCGTAGCCGTTAAAACCGGCCGCGCCGACTTGCAGGGAGCCGGTCCCGCCGGCGCCTCCCGAAGCTCCATTTTGTCCAGTATTGGCCGTCGCGCCAGCTCCCCCGCTCCCGCCGACTGCCGTCATTATGCTGCCGACGCTGGTAGTGCCGCCGGAGCCCCCGTTATTTGCCCCCGCGCTTCCCGCAGCGCCGGCCGCGCCAATCGTTACCGTCTGCGACGCACCGATCGTTGCCGCCGAAGCAACCACGCGGGAATATTCCGCGCCTCCTCCGCCGCCTCCGCTGTCCGTCTGGTTAGCGGTTGTATTTATTGCCGCTCCTCCGCCGCCTCCGCCACCACCTACGCCCTCAATGATCGCGTAGAGCAGACCGGTCGAAGGCGTATACGTGCCGCTGGACGTGAAGGTCTGGACGTTGATTTTGACGAACGCGCCAGTGGTCTGCCCCGTCCCACCATTGCCTCTGGGCAAGGTGCCAGTGGCGTTGGCAACCGGGATGCTGGTGAGGTTTGCGGCACTCCCACTTAAAGGGGTACCAAGTGCGCCCCCATTGACTACGAAAGCGCCTGCGGTGCCAACATTCACGCCCAACGCGGTCGCAACGTTCGTGCCGAGGCCTGACAGTTCGGAAGCCGCGACTTGGGGGTAACAGTTCGCGTTTAGTGTGCCGGAGCTCGGATTGTTGATGTTGGCGCTTAGGCCGGTCCCGGTATTGTCGTGCGCGCAGACTGAAGTCGACGCCCCAACAACACTGAGACCATAGAGCTGAGTGCCGGAGCCCGTGTCATAAAGCTGATTGCCGCTGATGACGCTGCCGTTGCCATTGGCATTTCTGGCGCTGCCGATAAACTGGACGGTGATACCGGCCCGGTTCCCAGAGACGAGACCCTGACCGTTATTCCCCATGATGTTGCCGGTGACGGACGAGTTCTGCCCCTCCACCGACATGCCGGTACCAGCACAGGCGAAGCCAAAATTGCCCGAGATCACTGTGTCTGGTGACCAACTTTCGATGCATGAGCCGACCGCATCGTTCACGTCGCCAAGGAGAGCGCCGCCGGAGAAGACGGTATTGTTGGCGATGACGTTTCGACTGGTATCGGAGGTAGGATTAAGAGTTATACCGCTGCCGAACTGCCAGCCGGTGACGACGTTGCTCGTGACGTTGGTATTGGTCGTCACCAGGGCAATTGGCCCGTTCAGGCAGTAGTTGCCGGAAATGACATTCCCCGAAGAGGCGCCTCCGGCATTCGAAAAGTTGATGCATTCGTTAGGGCTTGGCTTGCCGGCCGGAAGCGAAAGGTAGTTATTCGTGACGAAGCTGTTCGACACAGCATTGAACGCCATGCCAATGCCGAGAAAGTTGGTGACCGATACGTGGTCAATCGCCACCTTAGTCGACGAGCCGGAGATGATAATTGATCCTGCTATCTGAGGGCTTAGGAAGCTGCCCGCGTCGATGGCGAGATTTTGCAGCGATGAGCCGCTTCCAAGGCTGATAACGGCGCTTACCCCAACGACGCCAGTCGTGACGGAGAGAACCGAGCAGTTCCCTTGTCCACGCAGGCTCGTGTTGCTCCCGAGGAAAACAGGAGAGGCAGAGAGCTGGAATGTGCCGCAGGGGATGGAAACCGACTTCTGGGAGGAGACGGCCGCCTGTAGGGCGGCGCCATTGTCGTGCCGAGCTGTCCCGTTCGTCACAACCGCTGTGGCGGCCGCATTCACGTTGATAGTCGAGCCGACGACAGAGCTGATTGAGGTAAGTAGCCAATCGTTGAGAGAGGCGCCTTGAGGCGCGCTGGGGAGCCAGTCCTCCGTCGGGACCGGCATGTTTGCCGTGGCCCCGTAGTCGACGAAGATATTGTTCGCCGTGGACCCGATGAGCGCGAGGCTACCGGCGGAGCGCCCATAAACGGCGTAGCCGGGACACGGCGTGCCGGGGGCTGTCCACGTGAGGTAATTGAACTGGAAGGCAGACAGGCTAGCCGGGCCCGTCGTCGTCGAGAAATTGGCAATAGCCGCCCCGACGCCGCCGGACCCATCGATGCACGCGACGGTATAGGTGTAGGTCGTTGACCCGGGTGTGCATGGCGACCCGGCGGGCGCATTCGTGCAGGGCGTTGCCGTGGCGCCAGTCGGCTGCGAATAGGCGAAAGCCGTCCCCGCATGATTGATGCGGATGCCCTGCCCCGCGGCAAAGTCGGCAGTATTGGAACAGGTGAGCGCCGTCGATGATGCCGCCGTCGTGCAGGTCCCTGTGGAGGTCGAAGAGACGCCTCCGAAAGCCAACAAGGAAGCTGGTGGATTGGCAGTTACGGTGCAACTAGCCCCTAGGGCACACGAGGTGCTGTTAACAGTCGTGCTAGGGCTGATCTGACCAAGAACGCCGGCATTGTTGTAGAGGACGTTCCCGTTCGTGGCGCCAACAACATTCGTGGTGCCGATGGTCACCGACTTCGCGGTTGCCGTGCACGTCAAGACGCCTGAGGATGTAAGCCCGCAGTCCCCCGTAATCGGCATAAACACGGGGTCGGCTGATGCTCCCTGAGAGATGGGGATTTGCCCCGCGGTCCCCGGCGCAATGGCGCTGAAGCCAACCACGCCCGGCCCGCGCCCCGCTGGCAGGTTGTGAGCCGGAACCTGCCACTGCGCAAAAGCAGCGCCCGTCATCAGGACGAGCAAAATCGCGGCGCTGAGATGCGCGAAAAGTCGTTTCATCAGTGGACTTCCTAGATCTGGAACCAGCCGTTGAGGGTGGTGTCAGGCTTGAGCGAAAGAACCGCTGCAGAGCCGACGCCCTGCCCGAAGGAGCCCACGACAGCCTGTGACAGCCCCATGATTTTCTCGGAGCCGTTGGGGGTGATGGTCACGTCGCCGCCATTGCCGCCCCAATCGCTGAGCGACCACGCAAGTCCGCTTCGGCTGGCAACGGATGGGAGGCTTATGAGCGTTGCGCTCGGAGAGGCCTTGTTGAGGACCGTAAAGCCGTCCGCTGCTCCCACCGTCACGGGGCCAGCAGTGGTGATGATTTGCGTATTCCCGCCGCCTGACAGGATCGCTATGGCCGATGCCGGCAGGTCCAGCCAAATGACTTTGATGCCCGGCAGCCACGCGATAGCGGCTCCGCCGTTCGACGAATCCTTGATCTGGGTCCGGGCAAGCGTCCCGGCGATCGAATACGTCCCGAGGCCAACTTCCCACAGTCCGCCGCCGTCCCATGCGGCATAAAAGCAGGTGTTGCCGTTGCCGACAGCCGTGAACGATCGGAACCCGACGACGGCACCCAAGAGGTTATAGGCCCCGGTGCCGACGACCGATGTCGTCTCTTTGACTCTGTCTAAATATTGAAGGGGCATGGGCCCTCAAAACAAAAAACCGCCCGAAGGCGGTTGTGGGTTGGCTCGACAAAGAGGGATTGAACTAGATCGCAGGCTCGCGCTGCGGGTGGACCGGGCGGCCCTTGGTTAGACTGTAGGCCGACGGGTTGATGATCACTTCGCCCGGGTCGACAATCGCATTGACCAGCGTAACGCCCGCCCCGATCCGAGCGCCGTCGCCAATGACGCACGGACCAATGATCGTAGCGTTCGCGCCAATAAATACGTCATTTCCGATATGCGGCGCGCCCCGTCGATCATGACCGATGGTGACGTTCTGGTGGATGGTCACCCGATCGCCGATCACGGTCTTCCCGATGAATACGCCATATAACGAGTGCACCAAACTGAGGTCGCGTCCGAGCTTCGCGCCAGGGTTGATCGACGCCCCAAAACGCTTGCCGCACAAATCCTCAAGCCTCTTGGGGCCATATCGCCAGAACAGCCGCTGACGCCAAGTCCTTCTGTCTTCTGGCACGACATAAATGGCGTGCAAGGCAGCTTGGAGTCGCAAGATGCGTGTTTCGGTCCTCACCACACCGCTTCTAGCCGAAAGTCTTAGCGCAACTCAATCCACGAAGCGATGCCAGCCGAATTGATTAGGCGATAGTACCAGTTAACCGGCACTATCGTTGTCGCGCTGGTCTGAGCCACGTTGTTGTTGATGCCGGTAGTAAGCCACGTGGAGTTGTCGGAAGAAACCTGAAGCTGCCAATTGCCAGGCGACGAAGCGGACAACGCCACCATGATCGGGTTGTTGGTCGTATTCTGATAGCTCGTGCCTACAGCTCGGGAGGCATGAACGTCCTGCCACGTCTGCCCGACGCCGATCCCCGATATCGCCAGGGCTTGGCCCGAAGCCCTGGTATAGGTGAGCACCTTCCAGTTGCCGCTCCCCAAGGAGATGGCCTCAAAGCTATCTCCGGCAACGACCGGGATGTTTGCGAGGGTCGGCAGGATCATCGACGTTGCGTTGTAGGTGATCGTTGGCGTGCCGCTGAAATAGCCCTTGCGCCGCGTGCCAGCGGCGACAGTGCCGAAGTTCGTAATGCCGTTGTTGCCCGTGATGATGACGTCGATCGTCGGCGATGCGCCGAGGTCCGTGGTTGACCCCGATAGAATGCTGGTCTGCCCTGCGCCCGTCAGCATCATCACGCCGGAGGCGTTCTGCGCCGTCACGGTTCGCGTGGTCGCGGTGGTGACCGAAGCGACTTGGAAGGCCAGCTTCTTGGTCGGGTCAAGATCGTCGTAGATGTTGAAGGTGTTATCGGCGAAGGTCGTCGGGATCGACTGCGGCGTGCCGCTGACGTGGAAGGCACCACGGGCCTGATCGTAGAGCAGCGTGTAGGCGTTTCCAGCAACGATCTCCCCGCCAGTCATGGGCGTCGGACCGGACGCAGCATCGTTGAGAACGGCGATGCCGGCTCCGCCGCCCGGCGCGATAGTCAGCGCGCCAGTGTTGGTGAAGCCAGCAATGAAGGCGATCTCCTGACCGTCCTGCTGCGAGAAGCTGGAAGCCGCGATGAATTGGGCGTTCGGAGTGCCCGAGGAGAGGCCGCCCCACGCGACGCCGCCCACTGCAGTGTCTGCGGTCAGCTGGTCCCAAATGAGGTTGCCGGCCGAGTCATAGACGACCTGCCGGTACGTCCCCGAGCCGAAGATGATCGCCTCTCCCGAGGCGTCAAGAATCACCGGATTTGTGTTGAGGATCGTCGCGCCGCTGTCCTGATACGTATCTTTCGGCGTCGTCGTCCACGGGATGTAGAAATAGACTGAGCCACCAGCCAGCGGCGTGCCGTTCTGATCGCTGAACTGCTGCTTGCCGTTGGGGAGAAGTGTCGCCACGGATGCCCTCAAAAGAAAAGGCCCGCCGAAGCGAGCCTGTGATTTGTCTCAGATGCCGGAGTTGCCGAGCGGCGGATGCGCGCCTATGTTCCGCGCGATGCCCGATCTCGATCTAGAGCCGCATGAATACGCTAAGCGCGACCCGCATTCGGGCCGGATGGTGCGCGCCCCGTCCAAGCGCTTCGCGCGAAACTTGACCATCATTTCGGCGCTCATCCTCGCCTTCGTTTTTTGGCATCGGAATGAGGTTGAGCCGTGGACGCTCTTTGGCGTGACTGCGATGTTCGCGTTCTTTGCAGGCATCTTTGCCGCGAACTGGCTCAAAGACATCTACTGAGCGGCGGCCGAGAGGAGCGCGTTCTGTAGCGGCGGAGTGAGCACCGGGACCGCTGATCGCGTCAGCATGTTCATGCCGGGGTTGAACGCCTGCGGACCTCGAATAAGGCTGTTCGCCAGCCACTTACTCCGCATCGCAGCGCCAGCGGCTGTTGACGTTGCCAACGTGCCGGCGAGCGCCGGGATTGCGATATGAGGCGCGGTCACGACGCCAGCCAAGCCACCCCCGCCAAGCAGGCTATTCACGATGGTGCGTTCGGCCGTGTTGGAGGAGCCTGGCGCCTTAAGGAACATCTGCCCGATACGCGCCAGGTCGCCCATGTTCCCCGCGCCATCGTAGGCCATGTTCGGGAAATTCTTCACCACCGTGGACATCAGGGTCGGCGGGCTTAGCGTACCATCCGTCGATTTGGCGACGTTGTCCTCGATGCTGCGCATCACCTTCCACTGGTAGCGGGCCTTCTGGAGGTCCGGCAGCACGTCGGCCGGCGCAGCTCGCTCCATAGCCCCGTAGAGGGCATCCTTCAGGCCGGAGGCGGCGTTTCCTAGATCCCCACCGGCCGCGATTGCCTTGCTCAAGATGGATTTCTTGTCGGTGAGCGATAGGAACTGCTGGCCAGTGATCGCATTGCCGGCGCCGAACGTTTTCAGGATCGCGTCGACCTGCTTATTGAAAGGGGCCATCTTGTCGGCGCCAAGCGAGCCTTCGGCATCCTCCATTGCCTGGAGCATGTCGTTCTGGAACTGCTCGTCAGCCGGCACGGTCGGAACACGGTCCGCAACGCTGTCAAAGACGTCGCCGATGCGATTGCGCGTGGCCGACATGACATCTGGAGTCAGGGCGCTCGCGTCGGTCCCCATCTCGTTTGCGACGGCGCGCGTGAAGGCCGCGTTTTGAGCCGCCGTCGATGTGGTTCCTCCGCTGAAGGGCATCTTGTCGACGACCGACTTCGCAATCTTGACCATGGGATTGCTGCTGATGTCGGCCGCGCCGAGAGGGATGCCAAACTGATTGATCGCCTTGTCTGCCAACCCGGCCGCTTCAGGGGCGACGCCGCCCTGCATAAGACGGTTGGCGATTGTTCCGACGGCGCTTGTGGCCGCCCCGAGGCCGGCGCCAGCTCCCGCACCAATCAGGGCGTTCTGACCCGCCTGCTGTGGCGTGCCGCCTTCGACTAGCGTACCCGCCCCGCCGGCAGCGGCGCCCAAGCCGGCACCAACGGCCGCCTTGGCAAACGCGCCCTTAACAGTGCCAAGAGCTGCCGCAGCAGGAGAGGCAGCGACGCCGAGACCGCCCGCCAACAAAGCGTTGCGTTCGGCCTCGTTGAGGCTGCCGCCTCGAGCCAGCGTGTCAGCACCTTCAATGGCCCCCGACGACAAGCCGCCGAGGCCAGCCCGAAACAAAAGATTGCCGACTGTTCCCGCGCCATAGTCAGCCGCAGTGCCCAGCGCCTTTGCGCCAAGAGCAGTCGCCCCGCCGGCGGCCAGCGGGGCAACAGACCCGAACACGCTGCCTGCCGTCGCCGCAAGCGGATTGTCGGCGCGCGCCTGGTTCTCGACGCCCTCCATCTGCGATTCTGCAGCCGGCCCGATGAGTGCGTTCCGAGCCTGTCGGGCATATGCGCCAGCGATCGGGACACCTTCAACCGCGTTTGCGCTGAAGGCACGCATCCATCCCGGAACCGAGTCCTGCGGCGGCGCGAGCTCTGGATGCTCCTCTGGATTGGCGACCGGCTTTTGGCCACCAGCCTTGAGGAACGCCGCCGCGTCCTTCACATACTGCGGCGTGCCGGGTTGGGAAGTCGTGCCGAACGGGTTGAGCGTCTGGCCGAAAATGCTGTCGAGCGCAGACGACGTATCCTGATCAATGGCAGCGGCCGGCGTGGCAGTCGGTGCGCTGAAGATCGCATCGAGCTGCGAACTGACATCGGGTTTCTGCGCCACTGTCGAGCCCTGATTGCCGAACGCGAGGGAGTATTGAAGTCGGTTGCCGGCTTCGGTCTGGGGATTGTACCGAAGGTATTTCGCTACAGCCGCATTTGCCGACGGAATGTCCGTCGCCGCGTTGAGAGCCGCAGCGGCCTTCGACTCCGGGCCCTGCAACTCATGGACCACGTAGTCCATCTGGACGTTCGGATCGATCGGATTGCGGCCTGATGCCTTGGCAAAATCGAGGAGCCCCTGCAGCCGCTCCTTGCGCCACTGGAATAGTCCACCGGCGCCGGACCCCTGATTCATCGCTGCTGGATTGAAGGAGCTTTCCTGCTGTGAATTGCCCGCCAGCGCGGCAGCCTGAGGCGCGCCGAGGCCGCGATCTATGAAGCCCTGGTAGATCGCATTGCCGTCCATGGGCTACTGACCGAAGATGCCCAACTGCTGGGCAGTATTGTAGGTCTGGATGAACCGCTGCGCCTCTGCCGGATTGGCATCGAGTTCCTTGCGAAGGGTTGCCTTGGCCTTGTCGTCCATCAGGTCGAAGCCGTAGGCGCGAGGGTCCTGCTGGGCTCCCCATTTCGAGGCAAACGACGAATACTGCTCGGGCGCGATCCCGGACTGCTGAGCGGCCGCCACCTTGGCGTGCTGCATGCGGGCGAGGGAGAGCATGGTCTTCACCACGTCCTGAGCAGCGGCTTTGTCCGTCGTCATGTTCGGATTGGCGCTGAACGCGGCAGCGAGCTGGGAATCCGAGTTGGGCGCGGCGCCGGACGAACGCGCGAGCTGCGTAAGATATTTCTCGAGCTCGGAGGCGTTCTGGGCCTGATCGGACCCGATCTTGATCCCGAACGTGTTGAGCACCTTAGCCACATCAGTCGGGACCTGTGCGCCGGTGCCGAAAAGCGGCGTCTTGGGCAGCAGAGAGAGCGTCTTTGTCAACGGCACGATGTTTGCCGTGAAACCAGCGTCGTTCGTGAGGTCGTCCTGCTGCTGCTTGGACGAGGCGTCGAACTGTGCCTGCTGCTGTGGCGTTGGACCGGCGATACCGCCAGCCGCCCCGGCATTCGTTTGCGGCGCCAGCGGGACGGGCGCGGCGCCTGTTTGCGTTGTGGGCTGTGTGGCACCACCCGTTGGCTGCGGCTGAGCCTGCGGAGCGCCCCCACGAGCCGCCTGAGCGAACTGCGCCAGCGTGGTGTTGACCGGCGCACCCGTGGGGCCGGTGTAGGTGACGGGCGTGGCGCCGGAACCTGGGGCGTAACCCTGCGTCGAGGCGTACTGGTTGAGGCTGTCCAAGGCGCGCTGACTGTAGTTGGCAGCCAAGGCACGAAGCTTCGCCGGATCGCCACCAGCGGCATCGATGTTGTCGGACTCGACCTGATAGAGTTGAGGGCTGAGCATGCCTTCCTTCACGGCATTCTGCGCAAAGGCATGCATGCGTTCGGCGGTCAGGTTCGGATCGTTCGCCATCACCCCGAGATTGCCCGCGAGGTATTGAAGCTGCTGCTGGCCTAGGTTCTGCTGCGCCTGCTTGATACCGATGCCGAGGAGGGCATTTTGGGCCTGAGCATTGCGCACGCCGACGGCCTGTTCAGCCGTGCCGAGAAGTGCGTTGGGCTGAGCCCCGGTGTAAAAGGAAAAGTCCGCCATCAGCCGTACAACCCCTGATAGGAATATGGATTGTTCTGTGCGAGCTGGTAGCCGGCATAGCTGTTCGCGCCGTTCGTCAGCGCGTTCCCCGCCCCGATCAAGCCAGCCGCCTGAGCTGTCCCAGCCTGCGTGAGATAGTTGCCCGCGTTTCCGGTGAGCTGCGCACCGATATTGCCAGTCTGCGCGCCCGCGCTTTCGCCAAGGTTCGCTACCCCTGTCAGCATGTTGTAGGCATTGAGTTTATTGGTGACGGCGTTGTTGAACTGGTTCTGGTAGGTGGAATCAGCGAGGCCGGTTGCGTAGCCAGCCGCGCCCTTGAGCGCTGCCCCTGACGTTCCGAGCCCACGTGCTGCAGCACTGTTCTGGACGGACTTGAGCCCCTGGTTGAGATTGAACTGATAGCCCGGCGTAGTCCGAAGGGTGGCCTCATCCATCACCACCGGAGCGGTAAGGCTCGGCAACTGCTGCGTCAGCAAATTGGTGGCATTCGTCCCGGCCTGCACGAACGGCTGGAGATCGGCACGAGTCTGCTTGTACTGCTGCTGCTGAAGATCAGCAGCACGGTTCGCTGCGGCGGCCTGCGTCTGACCCCCAATGAGGTTTGTGGCCGCTCCGGCAAGACCGGAGACGCCGATGGCAGCGCCAACAGGCATGGTAATTTACCTCAGATTATCGGCAGAGCAGGACTTCGAAGTCCTCACCGCGAACCGCCAGAATGGCGTCGCCGATGTCGATGACGATGGGGTTGGTCGCGATGCCCGAAACTGGCCCGTAGCCAGAGAACCGCGCCCACCGATTATAGAAGTTGATGCCTTTAGCGATCTGACCGGCAGCGATCATTTCGACCGTCGCGCCGACATAGCGATCATGGGCAGTATCGTCGTCGTGGACCGGCATTTGACTGCCGGCTTCGATCTTCGCGGCCTCTAGTTTCCCGTGAAACCAGCTTCCCGTCTGTTCGAGCTCTTCGGCCTCGCCAGCCCAATCCATGATCGTCTTGGAGAAGTACTTGCATCCGACCATTCCAGTGCTGGCGGGCCACGCATGTTCCCGCTCGAACTGCAGCCGCCAGTGAAGCGCTTTAGCGAGCGCTGCGGCCCCAACATTCCCTGTCGGGACCTTCGTGACGATCTCGACGCAATCGGTCCGTGTGAACATGTAGCGGCTGGCTTCTTTCGCCGCCGCGATGACGTGGGCCCCCCGATGACCGGGTAGGAACTGGCTGTGCGCCTCGTAAATGCCGGGCTCGAGCTGGATCAGGACGAAGCCCCCGCCGCGCCCCATGAGCAAAACGTTGCGTTGATCCGCCACGGTCTGCGAGAGGTCGATCGGCCCGTTGCCACCAACCCACGGACGGACGCCGGGATGATTGACGACGGCGTTGATCTTCTCCGCGCCGTACTCGCGAGAGATGAGCGTGTATGGGAGCGCCATCAGCCTCGGCTCCAGGCCGTGCCGCGCGGCCCCACCGAACATCCCCGAACGCCGCACAAGTGCGACTGGCTCGGCAGCGTATAGTGCATCCAGCCGTAGAGCCGGAAGTAGTGCGAAAACTCATCGCGTCGGTAAGCCGCACGGTCCTTTACGCGAATGATGAACTGGCGGTTGTTCATCAGGCGGCGTCCGGCAAAATAGTCGGCACCCTCGGGCAATCTCATCCGGGCACGAAACTCATCGAGGGCGCAGCGGAGTACGTCACTGTCACCACGTCATTGTTGGCTACGAAGACCGGCGTATTGGCCTGAACGATCGTTCCCGCGCGGTTTAGCGTGACCGAGGAAACCGTCCCGCCGACCACATTGATCGCCCCTGCCCCGGATGAGGTGTAGGAAAACGGCGACGGTCCTACGGGAATCGCGGCGATGCCGCCCGGCTGGGAGCCGAATTGCTGCAGGAACGTCAGCCATGCGTATGTGAAGAAGCCGCCCTGCCCCACAGCTGGAACGCTGGCGCCTGGGAACGGAGTTGTCGTCACGTTGCTGCCTCGCGGAAATTCAGCCACGCCCCGGCGATTGCCACCGATGCATCAGCCGACCAGCTCATCTCGAAAATCCGGTCGCGCGCCATCCCGAGGCGCTGCCACTGCGGTGACGTGAGGTACTGCCCGGAAGCCCCAAGGCTCTGCATTACGGCATTCCCGAACGTCACCCCGGCATCATCGCTCCACCGCAAGCCGACCTTGGGGGCATCGGCGATTGGAGTATCGACGATCGCCCCTACTTCCATCTTTGCTTGGAACTGGCTGTAGAAGAGACGTCGCCCCCCATCGGCAACATGCGGGAACGTCACGATGCGCGGGATCGCTACCCCAGCGTCGGTGAAGAACGAGGAGTCGAGCGAGTAGAACCGGCCATTTTGATAGTCGCCCACGAGGTTAAGTCCGAAGGCGAAGGCGAAGCAGTTGGCCCGCCAACGATGCTGGACGCCATTCCCGTCGATCGATACCCGGCGATGCCACTGCCCCGTCGAGAGATCATAGGCCCACGTGATATCGGCGCTGGGAAAGGTTAGGATGTAGAACGAATGTCCTTCGACCTGATGGCAGAACCCGATGGCGTCCGAGATCGTCGCGTAGGTCTGGATGTCCGCCTCGATGGCGTTGGTCGAGATGCGGACAATCGAGGTATCCTGAGCCCTCACCACAATGGCGTGGCCCTGAGCATTCTGGGACAACCAGAACAGGGAGACGTCCTGCTGCGCCACCGAATAGGGAGCGGCACAACCATGCTGAACCACCGCGCCAGTGATGCGCTGGAAGTAGAAATCGGCCGCCCCGCTAGGGGCCCATACCTCCGACGTCAATTCCCCGATCAGCCAGAGCACGCCGTGAATAGCCGCCACCGCCGCTATGGGATCGGCAAAGCTCGACTTGCTCGCGATGTCCAAGGGGTCAAAAGCTGTCGCGACCTCATCGACCGCATAGGCAAAGCCGGAGCCGGACCCGCCGAGATTGGTATTCGAGGCCGACAACGTATCGTTGAGCGAGTACCCCGCTCCAGGATTGACGACAGTCACCACCGTGACGACGCCGCCGCCGGAAACCGTGATGTTGGCCGTCGCCCCGCTTCCGGTACCGCCCGTCAATGGAACGTTGGTGTAGCTCCCGGCCACATACCCCGAGCCGCCAGAGGCGATAGAGCTCGACAGGATGCGCCCCGAAACACCCGTCATCATCGCGTAGGTGACGTTGGAAAGGCTGAGGTAGAACTGGTTGGTTCCGGGATTGTTGAAGATGAAGAAGCCATCTTGCTGGGTCGCCCACAAGGCTCCCATGAAGCTCGGGTCTGTGATCGGCCCGAATGCATTCGTCGCCATGTCGATGGCGTAGCCAGTGCTCGACCCATCAACGATGACAATGGTGAGCCCATTGTCGGAGAACACGACTGGCGTCGCCGCGTCGGTGATCGACCCCAGCAAGGTCCATGCAAACGTGCTGCTGACCGAATAGACGTTCGGCCCCACCACGGCATAAAGGGCGCCATTTGATGCCCGGTAGGACTGCCGCATGCCCTCGACTGTCGGGCTGGTTCCTACAGTCAGAAGGCCGGGAGTCTGGTAGTAGGTGACAGGGGTGAGTGGCTGCCCCTCTTCGGGGTTTCGCTCCGGGTAGAGGTTGACGCACAAGCGGCGTGAGGCAGCCTGCGTGCTGCGTCCCTGGTAATTCCCACCGAGCAGAGGAACCAGCGGCATCAGGCGGCCCTCGGCTCGAACCATCTGGACTGAGGCCAGCCACGCTCTATGCGATGCTTGAGCGTTGACCATGGAATGCCAGCTGTACGAGCCGCCATCGACTTGCTCATGCGGCCCCAAGGTGTGTCGATTACGGCGTTGTTGCGCTTGTTGTTCGCCTGCTGAACATCCGTGGCCCAGCGGCAATTGGCAGGATGGTAGTGGCCGTCGCCGTCCATGCGATCGATGCTGGCGCCGGGGAACCACGAAGGACCCATGTCGGCCCAGAAGTCCTCGAACGAGTCATGCCACCGGTCACAGACCTTGATGCCGCGGCCGCCATAGACCGCGTAGCCCTCAAATCCCTTGTCGCGACACCGACGCCGCATTGCTGACCACGACTGATATGCTGGGTGGTCAACTAGGCCGTGGATGGTATGAAGGTCGCGATTGACTTCCGCCCGCAGGCAACCGCACGACGCCGAACGCCCGGAGGCGATAGAGCCCTGCTGAACAACGCGCTCATTTCCACAATCGCACCGGCAACGCCAATAATAGTGCGGCCCACGTTTCTCGACGACAGCAATAAGGGTCCAGCGGTTAAACCGCGCGCCGGGAGCTATGACAGAGCCCATCAGTAATTACCCGGGCCTGCTCTATCGCTATATACGTTCCAATGCACATCACCCCGGAGGATGCGCGGCATTCGAAGCTGCGGGATCTGGGCGTTGACCGTTCGAATGGTCTCGAGCGCGGCCTTTGCCTTGGCGACGATCACTGGGTTGGGCGTGAGCTGATAGACCCCAGCGATGGTAATGGAGAGGTTATAGATCAGTGCTTCGGCATACTCTGGCGGAAGGTCGATCGTGTCCGTGAGGCTCGTGACCGACTGCAGGATTTCCGGGTAGCCGATGTAGAGCGAGAACTGGGACGTGATGACGGGATAGACGAAGAGGCTCGCCAGCGGATACCCGGCGT